ATGGATATTACTGAGTTTCCTTCTGGAGTAATTGAACACCTTGGCTGGTATGTATACCGATTGATTGATCCTAGGGACGGAAGCACCTTCTATGTAGGGAAAGGCAAAGGTAACCGCGTATTTGCCCATATGCGCGGTGAAGTGGCAGCGGCTGATGATGACGAGTTACTGAGCAACAAGCTAAAGCAAATCAGAGAAATAAGATTAGCGGGACTTGAAGTTATCCATGTCATCCATCGACATGGAATGACTGATGAAAAGACGGCGTACGAAGTTGAAGCAGCACTTATTGATGCCTACCCTGGGTTAACGAATATCATGAATGGTGCTGGCAGCAATGAATTCGGCGCCGCGCATGTCAAAGAATTGATAGCAACATATCAACCCGAAACCATAACATTTCATCATAAAGCATTAATGATTTCCGTTAACAGAAGTGCAAAGGATTCAGAGCTTTATGATGCGGTTCGATTTAGCTGGCGCATCAATGCCTCGCGCGCCAGTCAAGCAGAAGTCATTCTTGCCACTGTAAGGGGCATCGTTCGAGGGGTTTTTATTGCTGATAAATGGCTCAAATCAACACGTGAAAATTTCCCTACGATGAAATACTGGGACGAGGATCCTGACTTTGAGGCAACACAAAGTTCTCGCTATGGTTTTGAAGGTCGAGAAGCCCCACCTGAAATAGCAAATCTTTATCTTGGGAAAAAAATACCAGATGAATTAAGAAAAAAAGGAGCTATGTCCCCGGTCCGTTACTCACCTAATTTTTGAGTATTCAATTGATAAGATTAAACCGCAGCACGTTATTGCATACAACGTGTCTGCGTTTTCAACTCCGCCGCCCCCCAATCATGATTGGACAGCACTTGCAAAAAAAAGAAATTAGTATTCTCAGCAGGACACCGGTCAGATAGTGCGGCAGATCAATGTCTGGTGAATATTGATGACCGCTGCCCGCTGATTCTATTGCCGAAACTGTGCGGGAAAAGATGTGGCAAGATATTGTTGGTAAAAAATTCTCAGTGACTTTATGCCAGCAAATCAGTTTGCCTGGCATCCAGTATCGTGTGCGGTGGATAATGTCAAAAAACATGGGGAGTCGATTAAACAGGTATAATCGTTAAAAACCTTCAAACTCCAGGCAAAACCCTATTTCATAGAACATGTACTTTCATCTGGTATACATGAACGAATTATGACTGCGTTAGTAAAATTACCCTGGTTAAATTACAGGCAGAGATATATGTTCCAGTCCAGTGCTTTTTCGTTTACAATATTTATCTTTCATTATCACTTGACTTTATTAAAAGAGGTTCGTTGTGACGAATGTTTTTGGGAAGAGAATATATACCCTGGATGTTCTGAGAGGATTTGCCGCACTTTCCGTTGTGTTATGGCATTGGCAACATTTTTTTATGAAAAAGAATGCTGCATCTGACATAATCATAAACCGCCAACCTTTTTATGAATTTTTTTCCGTCTTTTATCATTACGGTTTATATGCTGTCGAATTGTTTTTTATGATTTCTGGATTCATATTTTTTTATCTATACGCTGACAATATACACAGCAATAAAACCTCAGCAAAAACTTTTATAGTTAACCGTGTCAGTAGATTATATCCACTTTATATATTTACATTTGCTGTCGTGGCAATATTGCAAATTATTTTCTTTAAAAGTCATAATTATTTTTTTGTTTATCCTATGAATGACATTTACCATGCCATTCTGAATTTATTGATGATTCAATCATGGGGATTTGAGCGAGGTTGGTCCTTCAACGCCCCGACATGGTCCGTGTCGATTGAAGTACTTATGTACATGATATTTTTTATATTATGCAAGTTCACATCAAAAACAACATTCATATCAATTTTAATAGTTGCATTATCGTACTACTTTTTCAAAATTAACAATCCCATAATGATCGGCGCATTCTCTTTCTTTATTGGTGGTCTGACCTATAAAATTACGATTGCGGCCATAAAAAATATTAGCGCAAAGTTATTTTTTATTTTTGCTTGTGTTTTTCTATTGATCTCATGGGGAGTTATCTTTACCCTGCAAGTAGCAGATATATTCTCAATTATCTTATTCGGATTTACCTCCATAATTTTTTTCCTTGTATCAATTAGCGCAATACGAAACGATTTTGGGAAAAAAATTGAATGGTTGGGTGATATCAGTTATTCATCTTATCTTTTACATTTTCCTTTGCAAATCATTGTTGTTTATTTAGCTGACAAGATTGGCTATGGACGCGATCTTTTTTACAGCCCCAAGGTATTCATTTTATTCATGCTTACATTAATGGCAATTAGCTATATGTCATATATATTCATTGAAAAACCATCGCAACAATTCATCCGAGATAAATTTCATTAAGTAAAGTCACTTTGCAATGATTAGAGTCAACAACTATTACTTTGACTCTAATCACACTGCAGTTTATCCGTATGCTCTATATTCATAAAAATCGACATCAATATATAGAATGGAAATAAACGAAACCGCGTCACATCCTCAATATAGAAGCGTTCAAAGCCTTGCAAACCATTGCGAGGCTTTATGTGTCACAGTTTTATCCTACTTTTATTACACAAAAAGAATTGAGTTACAATTAAACCGCTTCTCCTCAACAGATTTTATTCAGCGAAGCACGGTTCATCCGGCCACTCAATATCCGGTGCAATGCTGGTATCTGTTGCCGTCACAGCCTCGATATAATCCAGCACAACGTTAAGTCGGGTAGTTTCTTCTTGCGTCAGTTTGCGCCCGGCCTGCAGCTTTAACTGAATCACGCTGATATTGGCCATTGCTGCGTCTATCAGCGACTGTTTTTTCTGTTCAGCGTCAGCTACCAGTTCATCATGAGAACGTTCCGGAGGGAGCGGCGCAGTAAATACCCCGTCTGAATATGCCCAGCCGATTCCGGGCTGCTCACTGATATCAGAAATATTAATGAGCTGCAGATTATCCGGCACAGTGAATTCATCCTCGCCATCCCAGACAATGACATTCACAACCATCCCATTTTCAATAACTGCATATGACGCATTCATTATGCAAACTCCTCGATAATACAAACCCCAGCAGCACCTTTCCCGCCCGTCATACTGGTTCCGCTATAACCTGCATCGTATGCACCACCTCCGCCTGAACCAAATGCCCTGCCTCTAACGCCACCGCCAGCGCCTGCGCGTCCACCGCCTCCCCAGTACGATGCACCGCCTTCACCGCTGACGCCGATATTCCCGGACTGACCGTCGCCTCCATCTCCACCAGTGATGCGGATATCGCCAATATTCGGTACGCCTCCGTTACCGCCGTTTGTGTTTGTGACTCCTGATTTTCCGCCGCCTTCACCACCAGGGGCTATTACCGATCCGAACGAGCTATCACCGCCCTTGAGGCCGTTCGTCGCACCAACGCCGCCGGCCCCACCTGCGCCGATAGTGACAGGATAACTATTCTGTGTCGGGGTCAGTATGGTGATTACTGTCCCTCCGGCCCCACCGCCAGCACCGAAAAACGTTTCGTTACTGGATATAGCCTGGCAGCCCCCCCCTCCGCCACCGCCGCCCGTTATTGTGACCCTGATCCGTTTTGTTTCTAGTGATGGGGTATACGTACCTGATGACGCGAAAGCCCGGGTACTCAGCCGGCGTCCCACGTATCCGCTTGTATCTCCCAAACCAAGGTTTTGAAGAGCCGTTTTCACCGTGCCGTCCGATTTGATATCGCCAAACGGATTTTTGCGACTTAACAGCAGCGCACGAAGCGCGGTAAGCAGCTGGTCATGCCGCCCCTTCTCCAGGCTGGCACCGGATGCCTCCACCACGCTGCAGAGCTCTTCCTGCAACATGTCAAAGTAGTCATCATCCAGATCGGTGGCAGGCGTGCCTGTCTGGGGGTTACCACGGGTAAAACCGTTCTTACCCGCGCCGAACTTATCCTTTTGCGCGGTTTTCGTGTCTATACGATGCATGGATTACTCCGGATATTTAAAAATTACGTAGGTATGCGACGGGCAGAGTTTGTTAAGCACGCACTCGATAACGGTGTCCCCCCAGATACGCAGTGCGGAATCGCAGGGATCGCCACATGTCATCCAGGTGGTGTTGGTGGCAGCTGGCATATTGACCTGCCAGTAATACCGCCATTCCGGCGCATTCACCGCGTCAGTACAGGCTGATGAGCAGGTGAACGTGCTTTTGTCGTATCGCGTGATGTTGGCATCTGGTCTGCCCAGGGCAGCAAGCTGTGCAAGATAAAAATTCTCGTTGATGCCGCCCGCCAGGTTAACCTTCGCATCCAGCCGTTGCTGACGCTGGCGAAGGGTCTGTGTCCCTGCGGGAATACATTCATCCGGCAGACCGCACAGACGCTCCCAGCGGTTTATCAGTTCAGTGGTGGTGCGCGGATCCAGCTCCCGCATCAGGGCATCCGCACGCTGATGAACGCGGGTTAATGACGGTGCCGCACCGGCAATCGCCGGATCGCTGGCTGACCACGCCGGACCGGGGGGCAACAGTGCCGACAACAGACGGATGTAATCATCGTTTGTCACGTCCATGAAATCGTCCCCAGTACCGCCAGTTCATTTTTTGCAATGGAGATATTGTCCGCCGGTGCAAGCAACTGATGGCTGTATTCCCCGTTCGCACCGGAAATCGCCTCACTGATACGCGACACCTTCAGTTCTCCCTGCGGATAACCATCACGCAGCAAGAACGAACGCAACTCCGCGGTGATGGCAGCCCGTATTTCCGGTGTGTCCGGCGTCACGCGGATATGAAAATCCACTTTATGCGCCACCGGCCTGAATACATACAAATCAGAGCCTGCCACCGGGGCCAGTGGCTCGATATGTTGTCTTGCCGCCGTTTCCGTTGACTCTTCCGGAATGGGATTAATCAGGTCACTGCTGGCAATCATCACACCGACAGTCCCCGTTCCCATCCAGTGTCGGTATGTCCATGCGCGGGTAATGCCGGGCACTTCTTTAGCCCAGACGACATAGTCCCCGTCAGCCCCGCCCTGAGGCGTCCAGTAATACCGCTCAATGACGCGGGCGCGCCACGTTTCCAGCTCTTCAGTATCAAATCCGCCTGTCAGGGTGTCAGCCACACCGGAAGACGGCAGACCATTCACCGGCGTGACCAGGATTAATGCCGTACCGTCGTCAGCGTTACCGACCGCGCCTGTAGTTGAGCAAGTAATCGGCACACGCAGGACACCACCGGAGCTGGTTGCATCGGCAGTTGCCGTGTACTGAACCAGGTCATCGCGCTGAATCACGCTCCCGGCAGTCACCTTCAGGCCATCGCTGACACCTTCCCAGCGCATATACCCGCTGGCAGCCGTGGCCCCCTTGCGCGGACACCGTTTCATCGCAGCATGTCGCGCCAGCCAGGACTCATCGCACAGGTCAGGCAGCATATTCATTGCCAGATAATCGATGTACCCGTAAACCGTATGCAGCGCCGCCGCATACACCTTTGCCCGCACGTCTTCATCCATGCGCCGGAGCGTGTCGCTGACGTCCAGCCTGGCGAATAAATCGTTACGGAGCATACTGATATTTTCTGCCAGCGTCGGGCGCTGAAATTCACTGTCCGCCATGCGTTATCGCACTCCACAGATCATCAAAAGAAATCATTACCGGTCCGTCACGACGCCAGAGAGTGATACTGTTACCCAGTTCATTAATCCCGGTGCGGCGGATATCCAGATCAATACGGGACACCACGCCATCATCAATCATCCATTGCAGGCATTCGCGGATATACCCCCTTACCGTCTGCACCAGCTGATTGGTCAGTTTGCTGCGCTGAAGCAGCCACAGTCGGGAGCCGTAACGGTCATTCTGTACCGCAGGCCAGGTATCCCCCCACCATCCCATCGGGACGTCGGCATTGTCATCAGGTTCAGCCCGCCGCCAGGTGAACAGGGAAATCACCACGGCACGGGTCAGCGGATCCAGCGGTGCGCTGGCGCAGGTGCGTTTACCGTTCACCGTCAGCCACAGTTCCATCATGCCTCCATCGCTTTATCAGGTTTGTCGGTGTTACTGCCCTGACCGTTCTCTCTGTGACGATGCCCGTTATAGGCAAGCCTCATCGCTGACATGGTGGTGCCGCTGGAGTCGCACAGGTCTTTCACCTGTCCTGTCACTTCCAGGTCCATTTCAAAACGAGCCTTAGGCGCATTGCGAAACGTGATCGTTTTCCCTGCACCGTCCACCACGATCCCCGCCCGGGTCAGCGTCACGGACTGCCCCTGATCGTCATAGACAGCCACCTCACCCGTCTGCAGCCCTTTCAGGCGGTAACGCCGATCCGACACCGTAACAACCACCGCATGAGAACGGTCACCATCCGGAAACAACACCACCGCTTCCGCACCGCTGTTTGCCCTTGCGGTAAAACCGTAAGGTTCAAGATGTTCAACCCCGGCTTTGGGTTCACCGGCAATCAGGGACACATCCACGGTCTGACATTTCGTGGCGGCACTGATGCTTTTCACCACGGCCCGCCCAATCAGCCCGAGGAGTTGTCGCTGTATGGTTTCAATCGCCCTCATCAGAACGGGTCCTCCTGTACTCTGGCTTTTTTCTTTTTCCGCGCGCCGGGATCTTCGGGTTCAGGCAGATAAGCATCAGGCGGGCCGACACGGATTTCCGTCAGGGTGCCGTTCTGGTCCTGAGTAAACGTGACTTCCGAAACAAGCAGTTCGGTATTGTCGAAACCACAGACCGGATCAAAGACAATCACCCGCTGGTTGGGCTGCCACAGCGTACCGTTACCCTGTCGCCAGCCCTGCACCACATAGGTGGTTTCATCCGTCCGCGCCGCCCGTTGTCGGGCTTCAAAGTCAGCACGCGCAATACAGCCTGCCCCCGTGGCCTGCCCTGTCTGCCTGATATACATCGGACGGTAACGGGCAATAAATGCGTCCTCTGTGCGGGCCCGCAGCGCGGTGGTGGTGGCCTCACCGAAATCATCGTCGTTTCCGGCACGCTGCCCCGCCACCTGGTAAACAGAAAACCGCTCCCGGATACTCTTCTCCGTATCGCAGGAAAGGATGTTTTCCCCGAGTACCAGCGCGGTATGTGCCCGCGTTGAGCCAATACCGCCAATCACCAGCCTGCCGTGCGGGTCGTCGTAAGCCAGTGCCTGCTGCTGACCGAGTATTTTGTTGATCACCTCAATCACCGTTTCGCCGTGATCAGGCTGGACATCAGGAATAACGCCCGACGGCGCACCGTTGTTCACCACCTCAATGCCGAAAGGCGCAGCAAGCGCCTGCGCAATCTGTACCAGCGATCGTCCGTTAAACTGTGTCGGTTCGGCTGCACAGTCAATCAGGTCAGCGGTCAGACTACGTCCGGCAATACCGGTGCTGACCGAACGGGCATCGTAACGAACGGGAGTCGCCTCCACCCAGCCGGTGATCACCAGCTCATCACCAATCAGCACTTCCACTTTTGAACCGTTTTTAATGCGCGGCTGAAGCGTGGTGATACCCTCATCTCCCGGCCACTGGCGGGTGATCTCCACACTGAAATCCCGCGCCAGCCGTTCAATACCGGCACCGATGCGCACCGATGTCCAGCCATTCCACTCCCGGCCATTTACCCGTAGCGTGACATTGTCGTTCATTGCACTGGCACCTTCAGAGGGATCACCGGCACAAAGCCGGGATGCGTAATGGCATTACGCCGGATAATGTCCGCGTCACGCGCCGCGTTATCAAACCAGGTCGCCGCCAGCACCAGCGCGGGTAAAACCTCATCCGGCGTGCGCTGAATGATCCGAGCAGACTGTTCAAGGCGCGTGTTGATATCCGCATTCAGATCTGCTTTCACCCGGCGCAGCGCCAGAAACAGCGCATCACTGGTTGTACGGGACAACTCCTTATCAATTGCCGTATTCAGTGTGTCGCGAATGTCAGTCAGTTCTTCCCACGTCGGCAGGTCAACCGTGTTTTTCACCGCCAGTGCATTGTTCAGTGCCGGATGCGTGACGGAAGGCCAGCCAGTGCTCTGCGCAGGTGTTGTTGCCTGCCCCATTGCGGCATTCTGCATCACCGCGGAAGTTGTTGGCGCAGGCAATCGGGTAACGGCATAGGCCGCTTCGCTGATTGCAGTCGTACGAAGGGTGCTGGCAACCACGTTACGCTGCTGCGTCGCCGTGACGGTGGTTTTACTGTCCGTTTTCCAGACGCCGCGCGGTTGCAGATCGCTGCCAAGGCTGACACCAGAAAGCGTTTTGATCATGGTGACCAGGTCGCTGGCGTTACCATAAAGGCGTTTCCCGGTACGCCACATTTTCTGCACCTGCTCAACGAGATTTTTGCCTGACGATGGCGGCGGCAGAAGTACCGAGATATCCCCCTGCAACAGCCTGGCGGCATCCGATACGGCAGAATCCACCACTTTCATCGCATCAGAAACATACCCCAGCATTGTGCTGACATTACCGACCACGTCGTTCTGCACAAAATCCGCCACGCCATCGATACTGAAACCACTGAAGCTGTCACTGATGCAGTCATCCAGTGCAGAACAGGATGACATCAGCGTCTGCGCCGTCGCCGCACCTGAAGTGGGGTAAGAGAGTTCTCCCGCTTCGACAAACTTCAGGTCAAAGCGGACAATACGCCCTTCACTCTTCGATGTGCTGACCCGAACTTCCCCGTCAACACAGACTTTCAGCTCACCGTAAGTCGGATGGACAAGCGTGCCGGGACCGGGTTTATTCAGCGCGTCAATCAGGCGATCGCGCTGGTCAAAGCAGTCATCTCCCACCACATAAGCTGTGATGGACGGGCGAAAAGTGATTTTCCCCAGGTCTTCGGTATAGGGTTTGTCGCGGTTCGGGTATTCGTGCGTTTCCACACGACGACCGGTTCCCGCACTTTCTTCTTCAACCTTAAACGGCACACCGCGAAATGACGCGTCCTGAAGTCTGTCTTTCCACGTCATATAAACTCCGTACATAAAAAATCCCACCGGAGTGGGACTCATTAACAGATTAATTTTTCATTACCTGCCAAAGCGCGTATAGCCAACATCATGGCTGACATCAAAACCGCTGGATCGCGTTTCCATAACCCGCATACCCGGAGGCGAATTCACAAAAGAGACCTTGATCTCACCATCAACTTTTGGCGCAGAAGCTTTGTTAATTATGAAGGGATTCGGGCCTGTGGCATCGGAGGCGTTGTTTGACTGAGCCGGATCCACCGCCGGATAAGGTGTGTATCCCCGCGCCGGTATTCCAGTCCCATAAGCATCATAAGCACCCGCGTCCCACTGCGCAGAGTTAATGGCATCGACCGTGTCACCGGAACTGTCGGTAAACCACTCAATAATTGGCTTCAGCTTGTCCCACATATCCTGAAACCACTTAACAACCGGTCCCCAGTTATTGATCACCATCCCCAGCGGCGACCAGGCAAAAACTTTCTTAAGGAGTTCCCAGCCAGCCTCAAAATAAGGACCAATGGTTTCCCAGAGCTTCTTGAAATAAGGTCCGACAACATCCCAGTTAGTGATAATTAATCCCGCAGCCAGGGCTATCGCCGTCGCAATCATGCCAATCGGCGTCATCGACATGATCCTGCTGACAATGCTGATGGCACTGCCAACGCCCATCAATCCCAGTTTCAGAATCGCAAGACCGGCAGCAAGCCCGACGACGCCGCGAATAACCCGGGGATTTTCATCCGCAAACTTCGTGAATTTTTCCCCTAACTCCCCCAGCCATTGCGTGATATTTTTGGCGTCACCAGAAAATGCGCCGCCAATAGCCGCAAGGCCGTTAGTTGCGGTCCCCGTCATTGCCTCCCACAGGTTGGACAGCGTTCCAAGCTGGGCCTGAACACGTTTATTCAGGCTGGCCTGTTTATTCATCTTCTGCTGGATCTGATCGTAGCCATCCTTTCCTTTATCGATTAGTGCATTGACCACCTGAAGGGTTTCGGCATCATCACCAAATATTGCCTTAAGTACACCTGTTCGCTTAACGTCGGTCAGTTTTCGCAGCTTTGCCAGTTGCTTAAACATGTTATCAAGACCGCCAAAACTCCCTTTGCCGTCAGTAAAATCGAGCTGCACTCCGAGTTTCTGGCGGGCCATGACTTTATTGACGTCCCTGATTTTCTTAACGCTTAATCCGGACTGGATAACTTTTCGCAGGGCATTACCTGCCGACTCCCCGTTCATCCCCATCTGATCCATCATGACGCTGATAGGGGCAAGGCTCTGTGCAGCCTGAAGTCCGTCCTTATTCACCATCTTCAGAACAGAACTGGTTTTAGTGAAGAAGGACAACATGTTGGTATCGTCAACGCCCAGATAAAACGCCTTCTGGATAGTGTCGAACAGCCCCATCATGTCTTCTGACGCCGTTCCGGTAGCATCCTGCATCTTTGCAGCAAACTCAGCAGCCGCTTCCGGTGTTTTTTTCAGTTGTACCGCAAGATAAGCTGTCGCTTTACCCACACCACCAAGAATGTTTTCTGCCGGGATCCCCTGACGCACCAGCATCTGCATCATGTTCTGGAAATCAGCCGTTGTACCGGGTAGCTGGTTACCCAGGCCAATAGCCAGTTTATTGATGTCCTGAAAGCTCTTTCCAACCTCGCCGTTCGCATCCATCATGGCGACTTTCAGCCCGGTGGCGGCGTTTTCCTGATCAGCATAAGATTTCAGGGAAAGCGTCAGACCCGCTGCCAGTCCGCCACCAAGCGCCAGCCCACCCTGTGACGCTTCTTCCGCCTGGCGTTTAAATCCCCGGATTTTCTTTTGCATTTTCGACAGCGCGGGAGAAAGCCTGTCGACACCGGTGATCAACGCCTTAAGCTCAAATTCAGCCATGTGTGCGTTTCTCCTGCTCTATCCTGTTTGCCTGACTGACCAGCAAGGGAATTTCACTGATCGGCATATTCAGCAATTCGAAGGGATTAATGCGCCAGTAGCTGGCGCAGTCAAAGAAGCGATCAGTGAGGTATTCAGCCGTCAGGCCTGGAGGAAAAAACCAGCCACAAGCCACGCGGCTGCATTCAGGTCTGCCGGAGACATCTGGTCGACAGAGCTTTGCGGCACTTTCGCCAGCCGCACAATGTATTTCGACACCACATGCGCCAGAAGTCTGACGGACTCATCCTGATTCATCTGGTAGGGATACCCCAGCTCGCGGACATCCTTCCCGGTGGGTTCATCAAACTCCAGTACGGAGAGTGTCTCACCATGAGCGATAATCGGTTTCTTTAACTCAAGCTCTTTCATTACTGGTAATCCCCTTCTTCACCGTGGAACTCAAGATCAACCGTGCCTTCTTCGGCATTATGGTTCGCTTCTCCGTGCAGCCAGGCGGACGACAATACATAGACCTGACCGTTCGCCAGCTCGGCAGTGATTGTCATCTCATCAGACGAGGTGATTTTGCTCACCGGAAAATTCTTCGGCACCTTGAAGGTCCCTTTGACATAAGGCGCACGGTGAGTTTCCTTGCGGTCCACTGAACCGTCCAGGCCGATGATGTCATCATTGACCGTCCTGTTCATGGGCACCTCAATGCCGCCGGTCAGCGATAGCTGCTGACCGTCAATTTTGAAATAACAGGTTCCCCCGATACGGGCCATTATGCAGACTCCTCTGAATACTGAAGACGGAACTGGTTAACCACGGCAAAAACACGCAACTGGTTAACATAGTCAGGCGGGAACAGCGTGTTCAGGCGGTTCGGATCGCTGGCATCACGCTCCACAACCAGGTACTGCTTAAACAGTTCGTAGTTTTCCACGATCCCCGCACGCTCAAGCTGACAGTAGGTTGCCAGCAGTTCCCCTTTGATTACCGCCGGGGTGACAATCGCCTGACCGGGACCAAAGCGGGTACCGTCGCTGGCAAGCTTGTGACGCCCGTACTTACTGGTAATGACGGATTTCAGTTTGCGCAGTACATACGCACTGGTATGCAGCGTCTCGCTGTCGAGGTAGCTGTTATCCGCAACCCCGTAAGCATTTTTCCTGTACGTGGTGACATCACGCTGAATGCGCAGCACCCCGCTTTCGACATACGCCGTTGCCACGCCATGAGACAGCAGGGTCTGCTGCTCGGTCATCGTGAACCGTTTCCCCTTCGGCGCAGGCAGCATACCCACCAGCTCACCGGTCTGCGTGGGACGTGCCGGATCGTTGCGGATAAACACCGCTGCGCGGGCGGTACGGCTTGCCGCCAGCTCGTCGGCAGGCGTCTGGGTCTCTTTTTCGTACCCCGCCAGGGTGATGTGCTGCTGGTTAAACTGGTCACCTGCGTTCACCAGTTCTGACAGTGTGCCGGTCTTTGCCGTATACACATGACCATACAGCTGACGCGCATAGCTCCAGCGACCGCTGGTATCGTTCATTTCGGTCACCAGCGTGTTAACGGAGGCCGTGTCGTTGAACGGCAGACCGATATAATCAAACGGCTCATCCGCCATTGCAGCCACCGCGCCGGTGAGAACCGGAGCGCCCGTTCCGGCGGTCCCCGTCGCCACGGCAATCTGTACGCCCGCTGGCAGCACTTCGCCCCCACCGAAGCCGTAGTAATTGAGGCTGACAGGAATTTCATTCCCGCAAAGCCCCTTATGACGCGCGGTCAGCGTGACAACACCAGCCGAAGATGAAGCTGTAAACGGCAGAGTCGGAACGGCATTGATGGCATCTTTGATACTGCTGGCAATCGTCGTGACGTTATCGCCGTTGGTCACCGAAGCCTGCACGCGGGTACGTCCCACATAGACATTCACCGTGCCGCTTTCGGTTGCTTCCCCGGTCACCGTCAGCGTAACCGTTGCCGCCGCGCCTGTGGCTTCCGGAACGGCAATCACATACAGCTCACCAAACGGGTCGGTCTGGCGATAAGCCTCGACCATACGCGCCAGCTGACTTCCCGCACCACAAATCTGGCGTGCATAGTCTGCCGACGGCATCAGCACCAGACTGTTGGCAACAATCTCTGCACCGTTATTGGCATGACCAATCAGCAGCGATGCTCCGCTGTCCTGTGCAGTATTCGCAGCCTGGTTATCCATTTCCGCATAAAACAGCGGAACCAGCGTATTCGACGGAATGGTGTTAAAGCTTATCGTCATCGGTGTTCACCTTTTTATTCACGCGCCGGATATCACCCGCTGCTTCACGGCGCAGCCAGTAGTTGTTCTCATCAACATTTCGCCCTTCGGCGGGCAAAAGGTCGCCGCGGGCAGGGTCAGGCACTGACCGCCCTTTAACAGGTTTCACAAACATGATGATCCTCAGGAAGGAAGGGGTATTTCGGTGTGATGTTCGATATCGCCGTCAGGCCCGTTACCGGGATCGAGATAATCAACATCAATCGCCAGCGTTCGCAGTTCATCCAGACTGTTCAGGTCATCCTGCTGGCGGGTATCGTCTTCGGTCAGCTCGCTGATGACCGAAAAATCGAACTGATAAATCAGCTCATGACGATTCAGATCCAGCAGCGTGCCGCCGTCATAGGTAATCGGGTTACCGCACGCTTCCGGGTTCCAGCCCAGCAGGGCCTTAAAGAGCATCTGCCGGACATCGTCCACCACATCATACGAAGCAAACTGACCGCGCTCATCACGCCCGTTACTCAGTATGACAACCACGGAGAAGCCCTCTTTCAGCTCCTGCCAGTAGTCGGTCTGGCTTTTGTTTTCTCCCGGAGAGTCATCACCCGGTACCACATACGCCGCCGGGAGTCTCAGCTTTCCGACCTCCGGCAGATTTTTGAACTGTGCCGCGCCTGCCACCCGGTTTTCAAAATACGGGCAGCGGGCACGCAGCGCAGCAATAACAGGCGTCAGTTTCATCTGCGTCGTCGCTCCGGCTTCAGTGATTTACGTAATTCCCGCGCCAGAAAATAGCGTGTCCAGCTGCGGTTCTTTTCAAGAGTTTCCACCATAAAGTTATTACGTGGAGCCAGCCGCCAGCCGCTGCCACCGGATGCACCACGATGATGACTACGACGACGTTTTGCTCCTCCCCGGACACCAAAAAACAGAAACGCCGGATAGAAGTCACCAGAGATCATCCGGTTCCCCTTCCCGTTGCGCTGGTTAGGGGCAATGCGTGTCATAAAACCGGCTCGCTTTTTACTGGCTCTCGGCACCATGTAACCAATCGAACGAGCCAGGCGTCCGGTCTGATAACCGGGGTTTTCACCCGGTGCCGACCGCGCACGGCGCATCACCAGCCGACGGGCATCACGCATATGACGCTGCCCAATCGTGACAAACGCCCGCCGGACACGGGCGCGGTTAAAGCGCATCTCCGCGGGCTGCTGAACATCAACGTGAAAAAAGGGAGTCGCCATTGCTGCCTCCGTGACTCTGCGTAAATTCGCCCAGTTCCGTACACTCCAGCAGCAGAAAGCGCCGCGCCCCGTTCAGATCGCGCTGACGTTTCACCCGGTACACACTGTCATCACAGACCACCTCATAATCAGCAGTGATCCCCCGGCGGTAGCGAATGGTGATGTAATGGGTTATGGCATCTCCGGTCTGCGCGGTTTCCTGCCAGGTGGTGGCACTGGTCTGGATAACCTTCGCCCATGCCCGGAACGCAACCGGGTATTGAGGCTCCACGCCAAAGTTATCCGCGGGCATATCCACCCGCTGGCGGATCAGGACGCGTTTATTCAGTTCGCCGGGATCCGGCAGAATGTAGGTTGCGCTGGTCTGCGCCTGACGAATTTTCATAGTGGTATAAGGCGATAAGGAGCAACCAACCAGTTAAAACTCATTGGCAACTCCATTTTCTCAACGTCTGTAACCGTTGAGCGGTTTTCGTAGAAATGGCTGACAAGTAGCAGGAGCGCCAGCTTCACATCATCAGATATCACAAGCCCATCAGGATCATCCGCAGGCCTGTCATCTGCGGTTGCATACAACGTACGGTTAAGGAAGTTTTCCGTCCGACTCTGAGCGGCCTTCCCAAGTAGTTCAAGCAACTCATCTTCATCAGAGAAATCATCATCCAGACGAAGCTGAAGCTTAATCTCTTCCATTTTTAACAGCATAAAACCTCCTGTGCCCGCCAGAACGCAGGCACAAAAAAACCGCATTACGCGGCGTGCTGTATTACGTAAAAAGACTAATCAACCACCAACGCTACCTTTCCCCACCAGCGCTTTAATGGCAGAGGTGTCTTCCAGGATACAGTCAAAACGATGGAAGGCCAGAAAACCGGTCTGATCATATTCCGCGTAACGCTCAACCAGACGTTTAAGAATCATGTATCGCACACGACGGATAATGAAGCGATCAAAGTCACCACAGAACATGAATTTTTTACCCGCCCCGATATCATCAATTTCCTGATCAATGACATACGGTACATTCAACACTGAAGCAGGTGCCACACCAACAATATCCGGCAACCATAAAGGGCGTCCCTGACCGTCTTCCATCTCACTGATCAGTTTCAGCGTATTATCGTTAAACGCCAGGCGGAATTTCGGTCCGCGACGATATGCAGGATCAATGCTGTGTTTCAGAGCCAGAATTTCCTGCCACTTCACCGCATTTGCCGCGGCAGTCTGTGTTGTGCCGGTCACTGATGCTGCCAGCCCTTTGGGTTGTTTAGGCGTACCAGCCCCCGTCCCCTGAATCAGATAACGGGCTTCACCACGACCAATACGTTCAGCAATGCGACGGGCAAGATAAGCTTCCATATCGATCGCACTGTCCTGCAGCAACTCATTAGACACACGAATTATTTTCGATGTCATTTTGAGCGCCCCAAGGCTTTCCATACCGAAATCGGTGTCTTCTTCACCGGCTTCTTCATTTTCGCCCAGCAGAATACCAACTTCGGAAGTACCATCAGCTGTTGCCCACTCCATAGTGCGACCGTCAGAAGTGGTAAGAATCTGCGCCACACTGGCGATGCCACCGTAGGATTTCATCTTCTCAACAACTTTCGCCAGGAATGTTTCTGGTACGGTATATCCGCCCTTTTCATCCTGAGCTACGCCCTGGGCACGAAGTTCACGCAACGCCTTTCGTTCTTCTGATGTCAGCTCACTGGCACCGTGACGCATCCACTTATCAAAAACCTGAGCTCGTTTCTCATCCTGTTGTGGATTGTTTTCCGGATCAAGATTCTGACGCTGCTCTTCCTCATTGCTTTCAATGTACGCCTGATCCTGACGACGTAGTTCTTCTTCGCGTGCAATTCGTTCATCAAGAGCTTCCAGTTCGGATTTTGCTTTGTTCCACTCAGTGCGCTGCTCTTCCGTCCATGCGTTATCACCAATTTTTTCATTCAGGGCGCGCATGTCAGTTGCGATAGTATTACGTTTCTGTTTCAGTTCATGCAGTTTCATGATGTTTCCTTTACGCGTTAAGAAGGGTCAGGACGCGTTCACGCGCCATACGTTGATTAATGGCTTTCTGTAGCGCGCCGCTGTTGCGCGCCTCCTGCCATGCTTTCATGGAGCGAACAGCCGAGTCAGCCTCCTGATAGGCAGGATATGTCACAGGACTGACATCCAGCAGACGGGAAAAGCGGGTTATCTCGCGAATAACAACCCCGTCCTCATCCTGATACCACTCCTCGCCGTCACGGGCGACACGGAAAGCAAAAGATGACTGGTTAATATCTCCACGTTGCATCGGGGCCAGCACCAGATCACGAATGGTCTGTGTCTCCGGAGCCTGGATGTCATAGCGCAATCCGCGCTCATCAACTGAAAGATTCAGCGTGCCTGCTGCACTACGCCCAAGAATAAAATTAGGATCGTGGTTAAACAGTGCGCGTACATCATCACCAAGCACATCGTCAAAAGCGCCGGGCCGGATGATTTCGCGGAATGAACCAAATATCAGCTCAGAACGACAGTCAAACACCGATCCATAACCGATAATGTGCGCAGGGTTATCGTCATGCCGCTCAGCACGCACCTCACCGCTGTAACAACGGATTTCACGGTCATTCATTGGTTTTTCCCTCATCATTTTTTGGGGGCTTAAAATCTCCTGCCGGGTTAGCAGCATTCACGCTTACCAGCATCTCATCCAGCCCTTCAACCGGATTCATATCCTCGAATGCGCGGGCCTCATTACGGCTCATCCATCCATCGGTAATAGCGAAGTGATAGAATTGCGCGCGCTCCTGCGGAGTTCCGCGTAAAAGCCCCGTCAGATTGAACCTGACGTAATACCCGGCGGCTAACTCAGCGCGGGTAAACAAGCGACGGTTAAGCTCCTGCTCCCAGTTCGTCACCCACGGCATCATCGTGTAGCGGACAAACTGAATCGCCTGCGCAGAAATATTGGAGAAGGTGGCTTTTTCGAGGTCATTAATCATGTGCGCAGGAATATTGAAAATACCGGCAATCATTGAACGGTTCAGTTTCATCATGTCAATGATCTGAGCGTCAACTGGCGACACAGTCAGTGCCTTGTAATCCAGATCGGCTGGCAGCAGCATGGTTTTGTTTTCCTGGCTGCGTAACGCCTGCGATGCCTTCTGCCACTGATCTTTAAGCCAGCCCCAGCTGTCCTTATTGAGTCCGCTTTTAACGGATACTATCCCCGCCGGACGGGCATTACCGCTGAAGAAGCTTTCTGTGTATTTCTGACCGCTCATCCCCATGCCTATTGTTTCGGCATGTTGCATAATCGGACTCAGCCCCATCTTCTGATTATTACCCAGCGCTCGGATGTGGATCATATCGTCGGGGCTGATCGCAAACGCCCCATATTCGTTGTACAAACCGTAGGTGTATCGGCCACCAGTATTCATCAGCGTCGTTTCCCACGGCATACAGCAATCCAGGGATATGACTTCACCGCGACGATTACGTTTCACCCAGGTATACCCATTCCCCCAGCCAAGGATGTGACGTTGCTTCAGTTCGCGCCATTTGTAACTGGTTTGCCAGGTATTGGGCTCATCATGAACCAGATAAAACGCCGGATGATCGCGTGCGGGCTCAACCTTCCCATTGTGCCTGCGCATAACATGCAACGGCATCTGGGCAAGGCTGGAAGACAGGACATAGATACAGGAATACACCGCAGCCAGTTTCATCGCAGTTTCAGGACTGACATAAACGTCTGCCCGTAACAGCCCATCAGTATCAACGGCATCCCCGGTTATCGGGGTGGAAGGATTCTCCAGTGATTTACTTCTGAACAGAGCATCAAGCAGCACGCGTCCCCCTTCTGGCCATAGCCAGTGCACCCACCAGCAGTAAACCGCCGGACAGCATCAGAGCCGGAGCCATACCAAACTGCAGGTAAAACCCGCACGTAAGCAGGCCAAAACCAGCCAGCCCGATAACATCAGCAATTAGTGATTTCATAGAATTAAGAGATCATCGTCCGGATCAAGAGATGAAAGGAAATCGTCGGGTTCTTTGAGCATTGCCCGACCGATCGCCATAATCAGTGCAACCGCACCATCGATTTTGTTTTCCGCCTGCTCCTTGACGGGCTTCACCACATCATCGTTACCCGGAATGGTTTTGCCGACCACGTTGCCGATACACCAGGTCATGATGGGATTGCCGTCATGATGAAAGCGCCCCGATTCAATTGCCGCTTCCAGCTCTTTCATCGGGTCGGACATGTTGGTGTAGTTCTGAATGATAGTGATGGGGTTCAGGTCTTCATCAGCAAGGTCATGTGACAACCCGGTCGCCCCGAAGGGGTCGATGGGTGACTCACTGACCGGGCTGATTTTGTTCGCCGCTTTGGCCTCCTCGAGGATGTAGCGATAATCCACCTCCGCACCATCGGTAACGGTCAGAACGCCCATTTCCACCCATTTCTGAAAGCGTTCGGCTGTCCGTCGATCTTCATTTTTCTCGACGCTGTACACCGTGTCATACGGTACCCAGAAACGCGGGGCCACACTGTAATAATGCGTTTTACCGTCAATCTCGCGGGTATAAAGTCGCGCCATGCTGTTCATATCCAGCTTACGCGCCAGGTCAAAGGCCAGAATGCACGGCTGCCCCTCGAACTGCTCAAGGGTCAGTGATTTATCCTCGCAGCTCTGCCAGCTCACCAGGTTGAAATACGCCGAACGCGCCGACACCCAGATATTGAGGTGTTTTGTTTTAAAGACGTTTGCCAGACGGGCGTTATTTTTCGCACGCTGCTGCTGACTTAACAAAAATTCGCGATAAACCGACACGCCAATATTTGGATTGGCTTTTTCCAGCACCTGCGGGTCGGTCCAGTCGTCACCTTCATCAACGGTATAGATGATCCCGAACAGTTCATCGTTAGGCACCGAGCCGTTGAGCATCTCGATGACTTCCCGCCGCTTGTCGTAGCACGGCCCCTCAATGTTGTACCCGGCGGTGGTGATGGCCCACATCAGTGGCTGACGTCGCGCCCCCATCCCGGTAAGCATCGTGGTGTAAAGCGCATCGGTGGCGTGCTCGTGATATTCATCCACCACAGCACAGTGGGGTGATGAACCATCACCGGGGTTACCGATCAGCGGTTCAAACCGCGCGCCATCCTCCGGACGGTTCATGTTTGAGGCGTTAACCTCAATCCCGAACGCTTCCGTCAGCATGGGTGTGCGTTTACACATCAGTCGCGCCGGGCGAAAGACTTCCCACGCCTGTTTCTCCGTCGTGGCACCGGAATACACTTCCGCGCCAAACTCGTTATCACAGGCAAAACAATACAGGGCGACACCGGCAGAGATTGCCGATTTGCCGTTCTTACGGGGGATTTCGGTATACACCTCCCTGAAGCGGCGCAGCCGGGAGCCTTTATTGACCCAGCCAAACGCGCAGCAGATCACAAAGAGCTGCCACGGCTCCAGCGTGATGGGCATCCTCTTGAATGCCCACTCACCCTTGGTGTGCGGCAACAGCTGAATAAATTTGGCGGCCCGTTCAGCCAGGTCCTTGTCGAAGCGGTAACGAAACGACTTACTTTTTTCCGCCATCAGGTCATCAAGATGGCGCTGGCAGGCCTGAATCACAAACTGGCAGGCCACAATCTTTCCGCGCACGACATCACGGGCATACTGATTGGCTGCATTTACATTGGGGTAAGATTTCCGGCTCATGATTCGATAATTTTCAGAAACGGGTTAGTGGCTTTCTTCTGCCCCGCCAGGCCAATCAGACGCTGGCGGCTGCTGGGGTCGAGTCCGAGCATTGCCCCCGTGCTGCTCATCTCGGACTCCTGTTCTTTCTTGGCGGTCAGCTCCGGATTTTTGACCATACCGCCCATTGCACCGGTGATGGTGTTGCCCTGGCTGGCAATATTTTTCACGGCACGTCGCCAGAACTCATAGGCCACACACCACCGCTCAAGCACCGCGAGGTCAGTCACGCACAGCAGGCCCTGACCGCAGAGTTCTTTGGTTGTCAGTTGCCACATGATCGTGGCGAGAGGGAGATCTTCTTCAGCGAACCACTCCGGTGGCTCAACACCTTTGATGGGCGTAAAAACAGGTTCATCTTTGTTCAGGGCTCGCTTGCCGGGGTTTCCGGCCAGCGCCTTGCGCGCCGTTGGCTTGGGGCGACGCCCGGAACGCCCCGCCGTTCCAGCCATATGCGGCACTCCTGGTTAAATTTCATTTTTCGCGGGTATAAAAAACGATGGGGCGGGCAGTCCGGAAGACATCAGGCCGCAGGGATTTGACCCGCCCTCCCCTCAGGCAGTTGAGAATTATTATCACTTCAACCGTTCACGGGCCGTCTTCGCCTTATGACACGGCCAGCACAGACTCTGCAGATTACAGTCGGCATCAGTGCCGCCATGCGCTTTAGGGATGATGTGGTCAACGGTTTTCGCCTCGCGCACCACACCAGCACGCAGGCACAACTGGCACAGGCCTTTGTCACGCTTGAGCACACGTTCACGGATAACATCCCATTTCGAACCATAACCGCGCTGGTGTCGGGACTGGCCTGGCTTGTATTGCTTCCAGCCTTCGCTTTTGTGGCTTTCGCAGTAGCCTGACGGGTCAGTAGTGGTATGGCGGCAGCCGCGAACACGGCAGGCTTTTGGGATTCGTGGGGGCATATGTACTCCAATGAAGAAGCCACCGACATAGCCTCCTCCATTCATAGTGAAACTATTTTCATCTACCCAGTAATGAATTCTTTGAAGAGTCGAGATCAATACAACTCACTAATGGGAGAGGTTTGTCCAACACGTTGGACAAGCCTCCCGTTTGATTTACTTGACACTATAGAAGGACAGAATGCCTTCCTCACTCGAATAACATCAATTAAGGAGGTTCAACATGTTTCATTCCACAAGTCATCAGTCTGTAATTATGGTAGCATCAGTTTGTGCCACATACCTTTTCCGCTTCACTTTGAGTCTGATTCATTTCTACCTGACCGGCTCGCCTCTATCTTTCTAATCCCCGCTTTGTCAATATTGCATTGATCCAACGCTGACAGCAGACTCACATTCAACTCCAGACTGGCACCATACGTCAGCGGATTGGGTAAAAACGGTACAGGAGTATCAGAAGTCAGGCTGGCTGGCAGTGGTGCCACCGGAGCGCTCACGTAAACCGTTCGCGAATTTCCGCAACCGGTCAGCAGCGGCAGCAGGCACAGGACGTGAAGCACAATCATCATCCGCAACAGCCACTTTGATATCTTCCTGGGTTCTCTGTGACTCCAGTGCGATCTGCTGTTTTGCATGTTGATTCGCCTCCTGAATGATGTTCGTTATTGCCATAGTACGCAGAACATTCGCGGTGATAGCCTCAGTAGAATCAGCTCGCTGTTCCGCAGCGTCAGCACGCTTCTGCTCCTCCAGAAACTTTCCATGATAGTGATTCGCTGACCAGACAAGACCACCAGCAACACAAGCAATAAACGTTAAAATGAGCGCCCAATAACTCATCTTCATACCAGCAGCGCCGCCCGCGCCTTGTTGTATCGGACCTTACGATCCTCAATACCGTTCAGACCGCCGTTAATGATGCGCGTAACACGGTTAATATCGGCACCGTAGATCATGCAGCCTTTAGAGGTGTAGAACCATGCAGCTGAGCGCGCCGCCTGTAGCTCCTGTTCCAGTTGTTCAGGTGAAGTCACCAGATCTAACTTCAGCGCCGCACCACAGATGCGATAATTATGGAGGCCAGTGATTTGAATTAATCCTCTACCACGATATTTCCAGCCATCACCGGGGGCTTTGTTACCCAGTCGGTTGCTATACACCAGATTGGCAATAGCATCCTGACGAGCTGCATGTCCGGATGTTCTGCCAAGGGCATCAGCCTGCTGCTGTGTGATCCTCTTTCCGAACGTCGCCACCAGCGCAGATGGTGTGTAGTTAAAATTTTCAACTACGGCGCTAAACCCCATCGACTCATGGCCTACCTGAGCGATAAACATTGCCTGATCCGCGGGTACTGTAATGCCGAATTCCTTCATCGCCGCATCAATGTGCGGAAACCAGCGCGCAGCCAGCCCGGCACTAATACCAGCCGCCTTTTGAAATAATTGTTGGTTCATTAGTGCCTCAGATGATCAACCAAACGTGCAACGTTGCCTCTGACGGCCACCAGCACGGAAAGAAAAATAGTATTCGCCACGATAATGGGCCATGAGGAGTGAGGATAAATCCCACAGAGATAGGCCAACGGAACAGCACTGTATGTAACAGTAATCAGCCAGGCTAAACGTGAAACCCAAGGACGATGCCGCGAATCACCACGACGATAAAACATCAGAGTAATAACAACACAAGCACATAACAGCGCATTAATAGTTGCTGTCGGGTCATTTAGCTCCACCTGAACCTCCCCGGCGCGTTATGAGCGCCACCAGCGAGCCGATATCCTGATTATTCAGGAACGTCAGGATTTTAACGGCTAAAGCAGAGACGATTACGGCACCAATAGCATCCAGAGGTTTATCACTGTATCCGGTCAAGTTTGCCAGCTTGGAGCCAACCAACCCAGAGCAAAGGATCCCAGCAATATATGACACGATAAAATATGCCAGTCGACGCGATGCACTCAGATCTGCTGCTGTTGCTATATAGAATACAGCCCCTGCAAATGCGCCAAATACAACGCCGTAATCAGTTCCGGTCAGCAGTCCATAAATACTAGCGCCCGTTAGGGCTCCACCAGCTAACCCTGTGCCGGAAATCGGATCGGACATTAGCCACCTCTTATTGCAGTGAGTCCTCTCAGAAATAGAAATGAGAGGAATAAAAAAGGCCACCATTTGGCAGCCATAGAATTGATGTAATTATAACTAATTCATTAACTATTTCTTAATGATGCTATTTAACATTTCTAATGCAAAAAGTAACATGGAGCTAATAAAATATAATATAACCGCACTGGCAATCGCTCCAATTATAGCCTGGACACTCCAGTGAAAGTAATTTTTACCATTAATAACAAACTTAACACTAGGAAACAAAAAGTCGATAAGCTTAATTATTAATGGAATAGCAAAGCTCCATAAGTTCGAAAACAAAATAAAGATACAAATAAATGATAAAGCAAATGCACCATCGATTGATAGTTTTGGCGCCAGTTTTGAGGCTGTCCATAAGCTAAGCAAAAAGCCAACTGTCACACCTGAAATCTGGATACTTAACATAGTCCAAGCTGTTCTAAAAAATCTAAATTTATTTTTGCACTTGTTAAGTAAATCCTGAATCGTAATCCATAACGAGTCAACCCACTCATTATCTTCCGATGCTACAATCATTGTGCTGCTATTTGAATTCCTCTCATCAATTCGTAGCTCCATCCAAGATCCATTCATCCTGTTAGACTGTCGACTTTGATAAGTTTCAATAGTAAAAATTATTTGATCAATCCTAGTGGCCTGTCTAAAGTATTTCACAAGCTCACCGATAGAATCAACTTTATATCCCTTACCATCGAACAAAATAAAAAAAATACATTGAGCACAAACTTCCCTACTTTCCTTTTGAGCTTGCTCATTCATTTTAACGCAGCGTTCGACAATTGCCGTGCTTAAGCTAATCAAGCTATCTTCATTTATAGAAACACCTGAAATATTCTTGCTTCTGTAAAAATATGACACTTTCGATTCCACTCCGCACCAGTCTCGATTTAGCGCAGGTTAACATAACCACTTCATTGGTAGAAGAAAAGAACTCTTCTTGTCAGAAAGCTACTGTGATATCCCTAAACCTGCAGATGATACAGAACAAAATTTAAGCATCAATTGTAGGCGATTTTAAATTCACTTTACAGTTTAGGCTGCCAATTGGCAGCCGATTGAAGCAGAAATCAATGAGTGCTCATCGATGAATTTTTTTCAGCGCCAATCTCACTCAAAAAAGCAAAACCTTTTGACGTTATATCATTAGCAATCAATCCACCTTCGGCAGATTTGCTTCGTATAACATCGATAAAACCTATATCAGCAAGATCTGAAATAGCAAAATTAACCTCTTTTGCTGAGAGATGAGGTAATGATGCAGCCTGAATTCTAGAATCCTTTGGCTGCAATTCATTCACTCGACGTAGTATTTCAAGATGGATAGAGGTCAGTTTCATAATGTTCTCCTGTTTTTAATGTTGTTTTACAGAAAACATTATAACACATTGATTTTGATGTAGATTGAATAGAAAAAAACCATAAAAAAACCTCGCAATAGCGAGGTCGTAAAAATTGTTCAACGATAGATACACAAGCCCCATCGTTGAGAAAATCTTATCCATATTTTTTGAGAAACACAAGTATTATGTCGTTATCTTCGGCGAAAATCGCTTATCTCGTCACCCTTCTCAATTGTGCTTCAGCGTAAGCTTCCTCCTGCCAGCACTTTGTAACCAGTTTATCAATGACATCTGCATATCCTTTGTACCACTGATAATCCGTCAGGTCTGGTACCAGCTTCTGGACATGAAGCCGCGCCAGTGTGGTTGGTAAACGGCTAAACCGGTTTCCATTGCAACGCCCACAAATCTTATAAACAGGCGTGCCATGAAGCCGGGTTCTTTTTTCATCCAGGACAATACCTTTACCCTTACACCCTCTGCACGCTGTGCTGACTTCTCCCTTACCATGACAATGCTGACATAGTTCCTTCACCCACTCTTCCTTGATAACAGACTCCCCGCTTCTGGAGTGTTTCACCACTTCGCGCAATACATTATGAAATCCAGTACCAGCACAATGCTCACAGCGAGCCTTACTTGCCGCAGACCTGGAATAATCAGCAAAGGCAAAATTCACAAGGTAAGGAATGATCTGTAGCCGGGTTTCTTCACTCAATTTGTTCAATGTCGGGTTATCCAGTGCCATCGCGTAATTGAGCAGACCTTCAATCGCAAACAGAGGATCCTGAACACCAACTTTTGCCAGGAATAAGGCAAACCCAAGCGGTGCTTTCGACTGCACCATCCCCTGCGCAGCCATCACATCTGTAATTGTTAAACCACCCGAGCCTGTCGCCGGTGCGTCATCACTCAATTTTGGAGATTTTGGGGAGTAATATTTTGGTAAGGCTTCAAGGTTCATGCTCGTTCTCCCACTTACGCCAGTACGCCTATTGCCAGCGCACGATCGATAAAACGAAATATCAGTTCCAGCTGGGAGCCATACTTCTCTTCAAATGCCACGGTATCCGCATGCAGCTCGTCGTGATGCTTTCTGCACAAAGGCAACACAAAGAGGTCATGCGCTTTTGTTCCCATTCCACCCTGACCGTGACCTATCAGGTGGTGGGGATCATCAGCGGGCTTTCCACAACATGCACACGGCTGTGTCTTAACCCAGCGCGTGTACTTTTCATTAACCCAGCGGCGACGTTTTGGGCGTAACATAAAAGACTCCGGCGACTCCGGATCCACTTTCAGCGCCAGCACCTTTTTCGCCTTATCCTGGATGATGCTGGTGGCAGGAACCGAAGGCACAAGGTCACTTTCCCGGGTGACAGACGGCACAACAGGCTTCGGTAATCTCAGTGCCTTACGGGCTGCACTTTCCGGTAAGGCATCCGCCAGGTCATTACGAATCAGCCACCAGCACAGTTCCGGCATTGTCACAACGTGACTGTCATCAAAACCGAGATCCCGACGCACAACAGACAACACCCAGCGGGCACAGTTATCCGTTGCCATTGATTCCAGCCGTTCCGTGAACTGATCGCGCAGCTGGTTATCGCAGTGCCAGCACAGACGGATTGCGCCCGGAGCGTGTCGCATTGTGGTCATGTTCTCGCTGTGCCAGTCGGAATGAGGCCACTGGCAGCCATTTTCACGAAGTAACCAGCTTTCAAGACATTCCACGCCACCAGCACGACGGATCACTGCCTCATTGCGGAACACTGCCCGAACGGCAGGATCATCCGCCAGCGGTTGTGATGCCGCCGGAACGGCACCACTGGCGAAAGATGAATAACGTTCCGGCTCAGGCTCCAGCAGGACACGCCCCTGCATAAACAAGGGCATCAGCTCTGAACCAGGTCTGAACAATACGATCCCCATACGCGGGGCAATTTCAGGGGTCAGTAGTGCTCTCACGGTCACCTCAATGAACGGTATCGAGCAGCTTTAACAGCTCAGGGAATCGGGATTCGAAGAAATGCGGCTGCGTCTCGCGCGGATTTGCGGGACTGGTAATGTTCTTGCCGAACATGCAGCCTTTCGCCGTTAGCGACCAGAATTTTTTGATGTTGTTAATCGCGGTACGGCTGTATCGTTCGCGCTGTTCGACGATCCCCAGTTTCACCATCTGGTGATATGCCTGATTAGCTGTCAGGCGGATACCATACTGCTTCAGCAGTGCACTCAGTGACAGCGTGGGGCGGCTTGAGCCATCAGGCGCGTCAGCAGGAGCATCAATGGCATAGCGCGGTGCCAGATTCGGTAAGCCAACAGCCTCCTGGAGTTTCTGACAGGCACCAAGCACTGAAGAGTTAGACAGGTTTAACTCCCTGCGCATAAAGTCCAGCAGAATCACACCAGCCTGCATCTTGTCAGCAGCCTGCCCGGATAATTTTTCCGGTGCGCTGGTTACCATATCGAAAGTACGGATCACCTTCAGATGGAATGACGGGCTGATCCACATTGCATAGGCATACACCAGTTCTTTGCAGACATACGTCCCCTGGTTATTTCCGCCACGAATAACGTTAACTGGCTCTATATTGACCGAGTTGCAAATCTGCAACTCGCTTATTAAACGTTCAGTTTGCTCATTGCGGAGCCAGAATGCAGGCTTATGCTTATCCAGAGAACCGGCAGCCCTGTGCAGATCGTTCAGGCTGTAACGACCATAAGCATCACGACGAACTTCAATACCATCAATGACCATCAGATTATTCATACTTCGTTTCTCCTCTTAATCAGGCGGCTGCACCCGCCGTTTTCTCGTACTTACTGATAGTGATCTCGACCTTCCCTTCCGGGATAACCGGTCCCCACTCCACCAGCATTCTTTTCACCTGACTGTCGTCTTCCCACACACCCGCGTGGGTCAGGGCGTGTAGTGGTCAAGTAATATTGGCCACGGTTTTACAGTAAAAATGGTATCTGTTCTCTGACTCTTCCGGCGTCAGCCCACCGTTATAATGGTGAGGTCTGACGCTGTTGTAGTAGTTCAATATGTAATCATTAATTTGCTGCCGGGCCTCGTCCTTGCCTGCGTAACCATTCGTTGGCACCCATTCTGTTTTCAGACTGCGGAAGAAGCGTTCCATGGGGCTGTTATCCCAGCAGTTTCCCCGCCGACTGACGCTTTGATTTATTCTGCAACGCCAGAGAAGTTGTTGATATTTAAGGCCTGTATACTGGCTTCCCTGGTCGCTATGGAACACGACATCCCGGGGTTGGCCACGCGTCTCATAGGCCATCCGCAGGGCACTGCTTATCAGTGCGGTATCGGCATGCGCTGACAGACTCCAGCCGATAACCCTGCGGGCAAAAAGATCCATAACAACCGCCAGATAGCACCAGCGATTTCCTGCCCAGAGATACGTAATATCTCCACACCATACCCGGTCTGGCTCCGGTACTGCGAACTGACGCTCAAGCAGATTCGGCAGGCTGGTATGCTCCTGACGGGCATTTTTATACTGATGTTTTCCGGGCTGACAACTGCTCAGGTTCAGATATTTCATCAGACGTCCGGCACGGTAACGGCTCATCGGGACGCCGTTTTGAGTCAGCATTTCAGCCAGAGTGCGCGCGCCCGCAGAGCCCCGACTTTGGTTCCACGCCCGGCGTATTTCGCTGCACAACCTGACTCGTGCCGGATTAACCGTATCGCGTCGTTTTCGCCAGTACCGGTAACTGCTGCGGTGTATTTCCAGAGCAGAACACAGGCTGACAACCGTGTGGCTGTCACTTAGTCTGGCGGCTATCGTGAACCGTTCAGCGAGTCGGACATTAAGAGCGCGGTAGCCTTTTTTAATATCGTATTTTGTTCCTCCAGACGGCGAACTTGCTTTTCCAGCTCGCGGATACGTTGCTGGTCTGGAGTAATGGGTGTGGCAGAGGGCGTAATACCCTGGCGCTCTCGCCTGAGCTGGCGTACCCAGCTCTCAAGCATGGTTGAACCGACATTCATCGCTTCACTGGCCTGTCGATATGAGTAGCCCTTATCAACAATCAGCTGTGCACATTCCAGCCTGAACTCAGGGGTGAAGGTTCGTTTGGTTTTCTTGTTCATTAAGTCACCTGTTTTGTGTTGTGGTGAGAATATCACCTTTCATCAGGTGGCCAAATTTAGTGTGCCACTACAGCGTCAAACAGCGCCTTGTTATAGTTGTCCAGATCGCGGATCCGGTTATCCGGTGGAAACAACACGATCTCCACTGCAGCAGGTGCCGACGTTGGTTTCGGCAGACGACGTAACTGCTCAACTATTGCTGCGCACGCCGCGCTCTGGAATTTTCGCCCCGCCGTGCTTATCAGGCTCTTACCAGCAAACGCCCCTTTGTTGGGGTGTCGCCAGTACGTGTTCACGCTGGGCGGAAAAGGCAGAATAAGCTTCATACTTTCAGGCCCCTCTCATGTAACCAGTGGGCTGCACGCAGCCTGGCGTTTTCCTCACCGGCAAGCAGTGAGCGGATAATCCCGACCGCCTCGCTGTCGTCGTCCTTCACCGCGGTATGAAGCGTTATCCCCCGGGCCACGCCACGCTTTATCGTGATGACGCCTTTTTTCTCCAGTGCGCGAAGATGCTCCACCGCTGCATTCACCGAACGGTATCCCAGCATGGTTGCCACCTCCTGATTGGTTGGCGGGAAGCCACGTTCTTTCTGATAAGAAATCAGCATATCCAGCACCTGCTGCTGGCATTGAGTTAACGTCGTCATTAAGCCCCCACGTAATTCCCTGACAGATACCACTCTTCACCCGATGCAGCGCGCTTGCTGCTTTTCCGTAAGCACCGCTCACGACGCGCCAGAAAATTGTTTCGTTCTGGCTGGGAGTGGCTTTCACGGAATGCCGCCATCCACACGGTTGCAGCACGACGAAATAAGCCCCTGGACTCCAGTTCTTCCGCCTGGCGGGCCAGGCACAAAATCACCCGCGGGTCGTTAGTGCCGACATAGAAATTGCGCACAGGTCTGGTTTCACGAACTGGTTGTGGTTCCGGTTCCTGCGCTCTCTCAGTCAGGCGCGGGAAATGTCTGCGTGTATCTCCTTCACAACGGTGAGCCACACGCCCACTCTGACGTAACTTGCTTGCTGACTGCAGAACGCGCTGCCGTGAGTAACCAGCAAAAGCATCCGCAATGTCTCCGGAAGTACACCCCGGATGGGCTTCAATGAATTTCTGAACGTCATTTAACAGACTCATGATCACCCCCTGAATCCTGCCGGGATCTGGCTGTAGTCCACGTTGTCGTAACTGGCTTTGAAGTACGGGTCTTCACGTTTTTCTGTGTGCGTGCTGACGGACGGCGATAAGCGCAGGGAAAGCTCATCCCATTTTTCCCGCAACTTCGACGGGCTGAGCACGTTACGGCACCAGAACGGATCGCGGCTGACGCGGCTGTACATCTCGCAGATTTGTTTGTGAGTACGACCATCCTGCACACACATCAGGCGAATTTCGTTTGCCCAGGCTGTCCAGTTAGGTTCTTTGGGACGAACCACCTCGCCGTCACATTCGGCGGCCTGCTCGTACAGGGCGATGATTTTTTTCCAGAGCCACTGTGCGCAGGTCAAATCATCCTGCGTTCCCCACTGGCGCTTTTTAGGGCTGAATACAACCGCATCAGGATGGCGAGTTAAAAAATCCTGTTCAGCCGTCTGCGTGTCCGGTTGCGAAGCGTCCGGACGAGAAGGTTTTTTATCTGACGGATCATGTTTTGATTTTACTGACGGATCCCCGCCAGATTCTGACGGGTGAAAACCCGCTTTTTTGCCAGATTTCGACGCATCAAATTTTGACGGGTCAGATTTTGATGCGTCAGATTTTGACGGGTCAGAATCTGACAGTTGAGAAAATGCCGCTGCCTGAAGCTTCGCAACGTTAAGCTGATAAACATTCGACGCATTGCGGTTACCCTGGCGACGCGCCTTACGCGTTAACCAGCCTTCTGCTTCCAGCCGTGCGATAGCCGTTCTGACGGTACTCATCCCCGCGCCAATCTGACGGGCAATGGTTTCAATTGATGGCCAGCACACACCTTCGTCATTACTGAAATCAGCCAGGCGGGCCATAATTGCCACGCTGGATAACTTCATGCCTGATGCAGCGCAACCATCCCATACATAGCCGGTTAATTTAGTACTCATGACCGACCTCTATTTCCCTGAATTTACGACGAAACTGTTCGAGCGGACTGAAGCATTCATGCTCATAACCTTCGCGGAGGTAGATAACCCGTTGTGTTTCCGGCTCCCAACGAATGACTCTGACGGGCACTCCGTAGTGATCTTTGAACCAGCGGTTAACTTGTCGCAAAGGACTGTCTCCTTCTGCCGGTTGAAATCACCCACAGCCCACTCTGCAAAGCTGTGGGTTACAATTTCCCTGTCACCTGGTACATTCACTGCATAGCAATATTCCACCTTCGCTTTTCCACCCGGTACAGGAAGCGCAATCAGTTGCGAGCGACGGTAGTGTGTTGTTAAACTGTTCATGCGTTAGTTTCTCCACAACCAGAAGCAATCGACGCCACGACGCCCGGAGCTGCACACTCGCGGGCGTCATTACTTTCTGAAATGCAAAAAATTTTGTAGACAAGTGCTGCATGCTCCTGCAGCTTCGAAATTGAGAGATACAGCTCGTCGTTAATTGCTGTCTTCTCATGCGGTTCCACTACACCGTCTTCGATTGCTGAACGAATCTGTTTTGAATAACTGCCGATCTGTTCAATGACTTCCAGCAGACGCTGGTTAATATCGGCGTTGTCCACATCCTCGACGTCAGGAAGAGACACAAAGACGCCATTTGCAGACTGCGCCACAGCATCAGCAATGAAGTGAGTGCCACCAGCACGCTGTAAAACCATTGCCCATCCCAGCGGGAAAATCTGATCGCCATCTGCACGAAGGCGGTTGAATAAAGCGTTTTCTGTTACATCGAGCCAGTCAGCCGCTTCAGCGTAACCACCCGGCAACGCCGCGATAGTTTTTCTGACAGCTTTCACGTACCACTCAGGCTGTTTTTCTATTTTCCAGTGATGCTTACCCACGATTAGCCTCATCGTTCTGTGGTTAAAAATTGAAAGTGTTCTGCTAATCTTTCGGATAGATATCCGGTCTTAAGTCAGATTTCGTAATTGCACCTGACGTGCATTGCTCAAGTTTTTTAGCCAGCACAAAACTGGCTTTTTTATAGCCATTGAAAACCAGCCGTAAGTAGCCAGGTGTTGAGCCAACTTTTCCGGCCAACTCGCCCTGCTGTTCTTTGGTTAAAGAGTCCCAATACGCTTTCATACAATATGTACCTCCGGTGTACATATTACATGATTGAAATGAACCTTCAAGATACTTGTACCTTAACGGTACAAGGGTTTTAATTTCGTTATGAAAACAATCCATGACATCCGGCGGTCTAACGCCAGAAAACTGAGAGATGGTGTTGGCGGGAATTCTTCCTTTGCCACTATGATTGATCGCGAGCCAACCCAGACCAGCAGGTTTATGGGAGATGGTGCTACTAAAAATATCGGTGACAGCATGGCACGACACATCGAAAAATGTTTCGACCTGCCTGTCGGATGGCTCGATCAAGAACACCAGACAACGAACATCACAAAAAACCTGATGTTTCAATCACTAATAAACAAATCACATTAGTCCCTGTCATATCATGGGTACAGGCCGGAGCATGGAAAGAAGTTGGATATTCTGAGGTTGATTTGAGCACAGCAGAAACGTATCCCTGCCCTGTACCCTGTGGGGAAATGACTTATATCTTGCGGGTGATAGGTGATTCAATGATTGATGAGTACCGCCCGGGAGACATGATTTTTGTCGATCCTGAAGTACCTGCCTGCCACGGTGACGACGTTATTGCATTGATGCACGATACAGGTGAAACCACCTTCAAAAGGTTGATAGAAGATGGGACACAGCGTTATCTCAAAGCGTTAAACCCAAACTGGCCTGAGCCTTACATTAAGATCAACGGTAATTGCTCTATAATTGGTACAGTGATTTTCTCAGGAAAACCAAGAAGATACAAAATCAAAGCCTAATCAATGTTTATGAACCTGCTTCGGCAGGTTTTTTATACTTGACAATGTACCTTTGAGATACATAATGTACCCAAGCGAAACAACGAACAGGCAGGACGCCCACGAAGTAGCCGCCTGGGGCATATGAAGTCCAGGATGATTCGTTAGCAACAAAAAAGCGCCCTACAGGACGCTTAGCTCTTTAACAATCTGGTCCCCTTCAACAAGTAACTGATAACTTGAGGAGGTGTGAAATGCACAAAACAGAACCCAAAATCGTCGCGCCTGGCTACACAGATGAGGAAATTTATGAGTGGATGACAAAGAAGCTGGCAGCTATAAACCAGCTTCGTGAATTGCGGTCTTATCGACAGGAAACAATAGGCTCCTTAAAAAAACTGGATCAGGAAATCACGGTTTTATCACAGGATGCTACTTTAGATATTGTGCAGACAAATTAGGATCCCATTCATTTTCGTCAAAATCATCAAAGTGATGAATTTGTGATCTCCAGTCTCGATAATCTAAAAATTTCTGGGCGGTTACGCTTATTTTATCAAGTGTGAGTTCATCCTGAATTGAAAGAAGAAGTTCATCAAATTTCATCTCATTAATCTGTTTTGGCATCCAGTGATGCTTCATCAGAATAAGGTGAACCAGAGCCTTTTTCCCATTCAACTGATTATAGGGAGTGCCGAATTTCTTCCGGTGCTCATGTAAGACAAGGTCTAGAAGAGTAAGTAATGTTGCCCTTGATTCCACTTTGCTTATTTCGACTGATGACACTACCCCACTGATTTCAATGCCCCGATACTTTCCAACATTTTCACAGTGGGATTTGTACAGCGTATAGATATTACCGGACATTTCTTTTCCTTTTGCGTTGTTGGGGATAACCAGATTAACCGAATCCTTGTTGTTGGGGAATAACCAGGTCCACCTCGCCTGATGTGGCTAAAAGCAGGCACATAACAGCTAAGTATTTTCAACCAGAGAGAATCCTTAGCGTTGTGGTGAATGCGGCTCAGCGCACGCGGGTTAAGGTTGAGGCTGACAGTCGACCTTCTGTGGATACCCACCCGTCTGGTGTGCAACCTTCGCCAGGCACCGGGAGGCACCCGGCACCACAACTTTATGCTGTGTGTAGTCCTGGCGATACCAGTTTGTACCCTTGCTTCCGGCTGGTACCGTCCTTTTTACAAAACAGAGAAGAGCATCACCGGACGATGGGCTCATAACCCAATCCATCCGGCAGTGACTACCGTAGGTGTTCTTCTCTGTTTTGTGGAGAAACTAACCGCCCCTGCGGGGGCATTTATGGAAACGTAATTGACTCAATAATCGCCGGATGGCGAGGGATTCTTGCAACCAAAATTCAACGCGGTGCAGCGCATATAACGTGGAGAACGAAATGTCATTTATTAAAACTTTTTCCGGGAAGCATTTTTATTATGACCGGATAAATAAAGACAACATCGATATTAACGATATCGCGGTTTCCCTTTCAAATATCTGTCGCTTTGCAGGACATCTTTCACACTTCTACAGCGTCGCCCAACATGCGGTTCTTTGCAGCCAGCTGGTACCGCAGGAATTTGCTTTTGAAGCGTTAATGCATGATGCAACAGAAGCGTATTGCCAGGACATCCCCGCTCCACTGAAACGCCTTCTTCCTGACTATAAACGGATGGAAGAAAAAATAGACGCCGTAATCCGTGAGAAATACGGGTTACCTCCTGTTATGAGCACGCCAGTGAAATATGCCGATCTCATTATGCTGGCAACCGAACGCCGCGATCTCGGGCTTGATGATGGCTCTTTCTGGCCTGTACTGGAAGGCATCCCGGCAACAGAGATGTTCAACGTGATTCCAATGCCACCGGGCCATGCCTACGGGATGTTTATGGAACGCTTTCACGAGTTATCGGAGTTACGCAAATGCGCATGAATGTTTTCGAAATGGAAGGGTTTCTTCGCGGGAGATGTGTACCACGAGACCTGAAAGTGAATGAAACGGATGCTGAATACCTGTGCGTAAATTAGATGCGCTTGAAGCTAAATGTGCAGCACTGGAAAACAAAGTAATACCAGTGTCAGCTGAACTGCCACCAGCAAATGAAAGTGTTCTGTTATTTGATGCTAACGGAGAAGGCTGGCTGATTGGCTGGCGTTCTCTCTGGTACACATGGGGGCAAAAAGAAACCGGAGAATGGCAGTGGACATTTCAGGTCGGGGACCTTGAAAACGTCAATATCACTCACTGGGCAGTAATGCCGAAAGCACCGGAGAATAAGAAATGAACGTGATAAAAACTCATACAGGAATTGTTATTACCCGAAACGGTCCGCAGGTAAAAAAACTGCACCAGACAAAGCGGATGTGGGTCGTCGGAAAAAACGAGTTTTACCACAAAGAAACCGGACGCCGCCACTTTGCAGAAAATACGCGCCGCCGACTGCTCCTGGACAGCATCAGGCCAATTAAACAGGTAGCAACCATAGAACAAAATTAATTATCAGGACTGAAATTTGATATTACTGCCCGTGTGCAGCGGGTTAAGTGGAGAAACAGCCATGGCAAAACTAATGAAAGCGAGCCAATGGGGACGCCGTGAATTCTCTAATGGCTCAATTCCTGACAACCGAACGATAAAACGCTGGGTCGAGAACGGTCTGCTCATGGGGCGTATCGTGGACGGTTCTGTTTTTGTCTGCGAAACAGAAAAATGGGGAGTCGACTCAATGGTTAGTCAAGCTGTTCGCAAGTTAATAAATGAGGGGTGACCATGGCGGCAAGGCCACGTAAAAAAGAATACAGACATCTTCCTGATTATCTGATTTTTGATAAAGATCGAGGTGTTTATAAATTCACACTTATTACCGGAAAGAAGAAAAATATAGGTAAGGATAGGGCAATAGCCATTGCAATCGCCAGAGAGTACAACCTGAGGATGCGACCAGAATTATCTCCATCAGTAGATAATCTTATTAGAGAATCTGGCGGTGTTATCGGAGAAGCAAAACCATTTGCTGAACATGTTGATCACATAATGGCCCGAATTATCGAAGACGAACGTCCTTCCCAGAGCACCTTAGATGACTGGAAAAATGACGCTCTACGCGTAAAAGCGTTTTTCGTAAATGTTCCGGCATGCGATATCGAACTTGAACACGTTAATACCTACATCAACAAATATCATGCCAGCGCATCCGCAAATGTGCAGAACAGAAAGGTCAGCTTTCTTAAAAAGTTGTTCTCTTATGCGGTCGATGAATCACTAATGCTGGATAACCCGGCCATCAGAAAAAAAATGCGTAGGACTGATGAGAAGAAAAGACGGCGCCTGTCACTCGAGCATTTTATAGCTATCAGGCAGGCCGCTGCACCATGGTTAAGAACAGCAATGGACCTAGCATTGCAGACTACACATGCACGACTCGAAGTATCGCGAATCCGTTACTCAATTCGCGAACCTAAAGACGGTATATGTGGATGTGTCTGGTTCGAACAACCACAAAATGGCATATATGGGACGCTTTACATCCACAGGCAAAAAGTGCAACAAAAAGAGGCGTCACACGTTGCAATACCAATTGGTGAAGAGTTGAAACGGATAATTGACGATAGCCGAGATAATGTGGCCAGTCCGTTTGTCGTTCACAGGATCCCAGAACGCCAAGTTAAACGCAGCAAAGAGGTTTCACATCCTACTCAAGTTGCACCGGACTATTTGAGTAGGTCGTTTTCAGCTACACGGGACAAACTAGGTTTATGCGACAATCTACCAATGGATGAAAGACCAACCTTTCACGAAATTCGAGCACTAGCAGCGCATCTATTCGATCAGCAGGGTATCGATCCACAAGGACGAATGGCGCACAGCGATGCGAAGTCAACCAAGATCTACACGCAAAATCATATAGATTGGGTTGTCGTTCCCCATGGAGAAATTAAAGCCAGCTAATAATAAATTACTCCCTTTATTGCTTTAGTATAAAGCAGAGCAAACCAAATTGGACGGGTTGCTCTGTGTTGGAAGTTGAGGAATGTATTAATTTCAAAGTGAGTAATTGGAGAGTTCTTCAATCATTGACCGATAATGTATACCGATACTATCGGCAAATTTTTCGCCCATCCCCTCAACTGACGCAATTAGGCAGTCTGTAGCAACCTTCAGGGATATTATGACTAAGCAGATGTCAGCTTCACTGGGTGCACCATGACCGCTAAATTCATCAATCCTGTGGATAGCCAGTGGCAATGGATGAGCCAGATTTGATAGTAACTGGTGATGTAGTGCAATGTCGGCTAACCGCGGGCAGCGAGCTTCGAACTCAGCTTTGGTATAATACATTTCGGCCCTGTTTTTGAGACTATTCTTTTGTTCTTTAGATAGTGAACTATAGAATTCATGGTTCACTATCTCCTCCTGCTGCTTTGGTATGCCGGTGAAAAACTCCTCCAGTGATTCTTCAGATTCACCAGCCTTCAGTCTGATATCACGCCATTTAACATTTCTGTCTTTCTGGAAAATTCGAAAACGAAAGTCAGCCTCCGCTTCCGAGACCGTTTCCGTTCCGTAATAAAAAAGCGCCTGAAAATTTTCCATCACACTTCTGGACACAAGTGCGATAGTGGTTACATCCCATACTGTATCATCGGGATTAACTCCGTTTCGCAGTACTGGTAGTAGTTTCTTAAGACTATGCGCAGTCAACACTTGACGAGTGAAAATATTTGCAGCCCGTATTCCCCTGCCGTCAGTCTTAATTCCGCTTTGATTCAGTGATATGGCCGCGGAAATTTCACAAGCGCGGCAGAAGATCTTATAAAGGCTAATGTAAGACCTCTCAACCTCAGTGTGTTCTCGGAAACGAATGTTACTGCCTTTTTTAGTTCTTTTTTTCAT